AATTCCTGGACAAAGTAGATACGACGGCTGGTCTAATTTCGTGACTCTGATGGGCACCGGCTCCGACAAGAGGATGCACTCACAACTTCAGTGGGAGCAGCACTCACCTGAATTCTACGAACAACTTTACGCGGGCGGAGGGATTCCCGCTCGCATTGTCGATCTCATCCCGGAGGAAGCTCTCCGCCATTGGATTGAATGGGTCGGCGTTGACAAGGCAACAGGCGAAGAACTTCACACCCGATGCGAGGAACTGGATGTCCGAGGAGCATTACTCAGATCATGGAAATGGGGTCGAGCATTCGGCGGAGCGTGCTGTCACATCGTCACCGACACCAACGATCCCGCCTCTCCCCTCGAAATCGGTGAGCAGATCATCGGTCTACGCGATCTCTCTCGCTGGGATTTGCGCATTCTTACTACTGACGTTGAATTCGATTTTGGCTCTCCTAATTGGGGCCAGCCTCGGATTTATTATCTCAACGTGCAAATGGGTGCTCAGTACAAAGGCTACCCCATCCACTGGACGCGTATGCTTCGCTTTGATGGTCAGCTTGTGCCTCGGCGGACTTACATCCGCAATAATTATTGGCATGATTCGATCCTTAATCGAATCTATAATGCGATAAGAAACTACGAGACCTCAAACGACGCAGCCGCAGCGTGCCTTCTCGACTTCAACGTCGATGTTTTCAAGATGAAGAACTTGGCAAATCTCATCAGCTCGGGCAAAGAGCAGATCGTCAAGAATCGTATTGAGACGATGAACTTCGTGAAGTCAGTCATCAATGCGATGATCATCGATCCTGATCAGGAGGACTATGAGAACAAGTCGCGCTCGCTTGAAGGCGTTGCTGAACTCCTTGACAAGCAATCGAACCGACTGGTCGCTGAGACAGATATTCCTCATACGAAACTTCTTGGCGAGTCTCCTGACGGAAGCAACGCAACAGGAAACTCCACATCACAGAACTGGTACAATTTTGTCGCCACTGAACAAGAGAACTACCTCAGGCCGAAACTTAAAAGACTTCTTGGAGTGATGTTCCCTGAGTATCCTGATCTTGATTTCAAATTCAAATCGCTCCGCGTGCTCGACGATAATGAAAAGGCCGATCTGAGACTGAAGGTCGCTCAAGCTGACGATATCTACATGACTCATCATGTAACCGATCCGAGCGAAGTGGCTGCGTCTCGCTTCGGTGCCGATGAATATTCGATTGAGACAAAGCTCGATTGGGAGGCACGCGAGAATGGAACACTTGTCCCTGGCGAGCAAGAGATGCTCATGCAACCGGGCGAAGGCTCGGGAGGATTCGGAGAGAATCAAGAGGGCGGCGGTCAAATGAATGGCGACCCGTTCAACACGACTGGCAATGAGGGCGAGGGAAATTCGTCTGTTGAAAGCACATCGGGAACGGGTGAGAATAATCGAGTAGCGAAGAACATCGCAAAAGAGCCAGCTCCATCGGAACCGGAGCCGGGCCAGGACATGAGGGGTCATGAAGGCGAAGGCAAAGACATCTCAGGAGTGCCAAAAGAAAAGCATCCTCCGGCTACTGGTCCGAGCGCTGAAGGACAAAACTCGCGTAATGCGAATGCAGAGGGTACTGGGATCGAAGGACTTTTCGGCAATCGAAAAAATCCGGGTACTCAGTATGATCTTAGTAATGACGAAATCAAACAGGGAAAAACAGACCCGAAAACTGCTTCGTTCATATCGCAGACGATGAGTGAGCCGATGCGCGATCCGCGCACCGATCCTCACATCAAAGGACCAGGCATTCCGAATAAACGTAGGTCACTCATGCCGACTCGCGGCAACGGAGTGACTGCTCAATCGGGAGCTGAATTCGAGAAAGATGAAAAAGCCAAACAGCCCGAGCGAGAGATCGCTCATAGTAAAGGCGTCGAAGGCGGCTCCTATTATGCTTACGACTCGGCTGAGCCGCATACCGATCCGGGCGTTGCAGCGACGATGAAAGAGTTCGCCAAGGGAACGCTCAAATCAGGATCAGGTCACAAGGTCACTGATCCTAAGCAAGCTCTTGCGATCGGATACAACGATCAAGAGCGAAAGCGTGCAGCAACGATCATCGTGAGAGATGGCGACAAGTTCTTGATGGGTAAACGCAAGGAAGACGGACGCTGGTCACTTCCTGGCGGTCACATCGAGAAAGGTGAATCGGCTCATCAGGGCGGAGTGCGAGAGCTGAAAGAAGAAACTAATCTCGATGCCAAGCGCCTCAAGTTCCTTGGCTCTCGCCTTGTCGAGAGTGAAATGAACAAGCCTGTTGAGGTCACGATGTATGAGCATCAGCACGACGGCGAATCGAAGCCAAGCTTTAAGAAAGACCCAGACAAAGAATTCGACGAGCTTCGCTGGCTGTCTGCCAAAGATAAGCTTCCGGAAGAGATCGAGAATAACCTCGCTCATCCGAATAACGTGGCACTGAAACACTTGGGGTTGATTAGGTGATTTTGAGGCGACACCGGAAAGATGGCTTTGTATATCGGGAGAACACGCCACTCGCTCCCGAGAATGTTCGACATCGAGTACACCGTCAGTAGCTCCGGCTCCGTGAGTGCCTCAGGACGGGCACAATTTAGAAAGGTCTCTCATGAATGAGTACACCGTCTATACAGTGAAGCCCGGAGCGTTTGAGGAACCCCGAGTGAAAGCAGAATGGCTTGGACATCATCGATATCGATGCGGCAATTGCAAGAAAGGATATTTCAGCGTGAAGTCCGTGACTGAGCATGACTCCGCTTGCGATCATTGCAAGTTCTACGTCTCAGTGAGATACACCGGGAAACCATGAGAAGACGACAGCTCCCAGAGCCTACACATCCGATGTCTGCCGAGCGCGAGTATCGAAAATTCCTCAGGCGCTACGCCGAGAGTTACATCAAGCTCATGCGCCAAGGACTCGATGAGATCGTGCCTGATTTGAAAGAGATCGCTGGCAATGAGCAGCCTCGGATGGACGTGAACATCGCTGACAAGATCGAGCGTCTCATGAAGTTCGTTCAAGGAAAGCTTGACATGGAGTATCCGGAATCGATTCTTGCTCGATGGTCGCTTCAGATGATCGGAAATGTGAATGACAGCTCGAAGAAAACTCTGAACAAACAATTCAAAATTGCCTACAAAAGAATCGGCGAAGAACCGCCTAACTTCGAGCCACTCATGCGCGACGGAAAGCTGACGCCTTTCTATCAGAATGTCGTCGATGAAAACGTGAGTCTGATTCGATCGATCCCAAAACTCAAACTCGATGCGTTCAAGAACCAGCTCGTTGCTCTTGTCACCGCTGATTCGCCCTCTCTTGAGATCAAAAAAGCCATTCTGAAAAACTTCGATATTACGAGAGGACGTGCAGAATTGATCGCACGCGATCAAGTCGGAAAGCTCAACGGCTATCTTGAGGAGTATCGACAGAAGCAACTTGGGCTGACGCGTTATGTGTGGAGAACGTCGGAAGATTCAAGGGTTAGGAAAGATCACAAGGCGCTCGACGGAAAAGTTTGCACTTGGGCAAAGCCTCCGATTGTTGACAAAAGAACCGGGAGACGAGCGCATCCGAAGCGAGATTTTCAGTGTCGCTGTTGGGCTGAGCCGATCCTAGAAGACGTGATAGAAGCTTGACGCATGAATAACTTTCACTCAGCATTGAATCAGCGCAAGGATGCGCCGCCGAGACAAGGGTCTGAATGTCTCCCAGACCTCCGGGGTCCGGACTTGGGATGTCTGCGCCTGAGTCCGGATTCCGACTTTCTGACTTGTCACGAGCGGAAAGTTTTGACACACTTGAGAGCATCCTCATGAAAATTGTCGGGAAAGCAGTTAAACGCTTTGACTTAGGAGAAATGCGAAGTGCGACGAGAACGCCTCAGGGATTTCTCATGTGCCCTGGCTTTGCGACTCGTACAGGCGTATTTCCTTATCTTGATGGCGACGGCAACATACGCCGCGAGCTACGGCATCCAGACGATGTGTTCGATCCTGTCTCACTCGCCACGCTCAAGTACGCGCCCGTCACTGTTGAGCATCCCCCCGTTATGCTCGATCCGAAGAACGTCGCGCAATACTCGAAGGGTCACACCACTGAGCGAGTCGAAGTGAATCGTGACATGGTCGATACCGATCTCATCATCGAGCATCAGGATGCGATCGACGCGGTCGAGAACGAAGGCATCAGAGAATTGTCGAGCGGATATCTCGCTGACATTGTCGAAGAAGAAGGCGTGTTCAATGGTGCGCCGTATAACTTCAGACAAAAAAACATTCGTTACAACCATCTTGCGATGGTAAGACGAGGACGTGCCGGACCCGAGGTTAGAATGAGACTTGACAGTGCCGATGCTGTCATGCGTACTGATGATATTTCGATTCCGAAGCGTGGGGAATTTTCGCAGGAATCTAGCGTGTCGGACGCTGAGGAGCCTGTAACAAAAAAACTCGTCATCTTAGGTCGTGAGATTGATCTCCCGGCTGATGAAGCCGATGCGATGCAAGATTTACTGGATCGCTACGACGAGATGAGAGCAAAACTTTCCGAATTGGAGGAAGCAATGAGTACGAAAGCGCGGAAGGATAAGAAGGACGTAGATATCAACCAAAAAGGTATCTCGCCTCAAGTGAAGGTCGAGCAACAGGGTCCAGATGGACGTTCTGCCGGTGGAAAGACCGCAGCAAAACCTGGCACGATCACTGGTCCAGTCGGAAAGGCTGATGACGAGGAAGAAAAAGACGATGAAGACGAGCACGGTATCGTCGGCGGCGTCAAGTCGAACTCTCGCGGCGAAGGCGGCGCAGAGCTGAAAGACGATGATGACGAGAAAGAACACGACGATGACGACGAGCATGATGACGCTGAGTCTGAAGGCAGCGGCATGGCAAAGGGCGGCTTCAAAAACGATTTCGAGGGCGGAAACGCTGCCTCGGGCGGTGGAGCTGCGATGCCGATGGTCGAGCAACTGAAAAAAGACATGAAGGACATGTACGACAACTTCATGGGAAAAATGGACGCTATGGCTGCATCCTCGATGAGTGCCGGTGAAGCGAAGCCGGATCGCATGGACTCGAAAGATGTCCAAAAGCAGATTCGCGCTCGCGTGAAACTCGAACGCCAAGCCTCGCAGCTTGTTCCGTTTGAGGTTGCCAAGAAGTTTGATTCGATGTCTGACGACCAGGTTCGTGCAGCCGTCATCAAACACAAAAGCCCGAAGGCCGATCTCGAAGGCAAGTCCAGTGTCTATCTTCAGAGCCGCTTCGACTCCCTGGTCGAAACTCTTGAAGAGACTGGCGCTGAAACTCGCCGCAATGCGGGACGCGCAATGTTGGGTCTGGTTTCCAATAACGGCGAAAGGACTGACTCGGCTGACGCTGAAGTCGATCCGACCGAAGCTCGTCGCAAGATGATCAACGGAAGCCGCGACCTCTGGAAGTCTGATCTCTCGGCACGGAAGAAAAACTAAGCCCAAGGGCGAAAGGAAAGGATAGGTTATGGCTCCACAAACTAGTTATGCTATCAACATCCCAGCGGTTTCGTACCCTGGGCAAGTCGCGGACGACGGGTACAAAGATGTGCTTTCGGCTGCGGCGTTTGCCGCCGCGATGGTTTACGGCATTCTCGCCATCACGGACGAAACCAACACTGTCGGTTTTGACCAGCTTGCTGCTCGCGCACCGTCTGCCTCCGCCGACATCACTGTCGTCGGTGCTCAGCTCGGCGTCGTGGTCGCAGACCAGGCTCGCGCTCAGAATCCGGCATTCGCAAATCCAGTGTATCCTCAGTACGCTGCCGTTCCTTGCATGAGGAAAGGTCGCATCTGGGTCAATGCTGAAACCGCATGTACCGATGGAACGTCCCCATACGTTCGCTACGGCGCTGGCGGCTCGGGAATCAACGGCAACTTTGCTGGCGCGGCAGGTGCAAACCTGGCGCAAATGCCGAGTGGTCAGGCGATCTTCCGTGGAACAACCTCCGGCGCAGGTTACGCCGTAGTCGAACTCGATATCGTATAATCGAAGAAAGGAAAGATGAAGATGAGAACTCAAAGACAACTCGCCCACTTCGATGCCAACGAATCGCTGTTCTTGAATCGTCAGCTCGACTATATCAAACAGCAAACCTACGACATCAAGTACGCCGAGTTGAAAGCTCGCAAACTGATCCCAGTCAGCTCTGAAGCTGATCCGGGTGCCGAGAACATCTTTTACCGCCAGTACGACCAATCTGGCATCGCAAAGATCATCGCAAACTATGCGGACGATCTTCCTGATGCAGACGTAAGCGGTAAAGAGTATTCGGCTGTCGTGAAAACTCTCGGAGCTTCCTACAAATGGAACTTCCAAGAGCTTCGCGCTGCCGTCTATGGAAACGTGCCTCTCGAACAGCGCCGTGCAAACGCTGCTCGTCGTGCCATCGCTCAGAAAGAGAACAAAATCGCTTTCTACGGTGATGCTCTGACGAACCTCGTCGGTCTGTTCACTGCACCGAACGTGACTTCGGTCACGATCCCTGCAACGGGCACGGGTTCTACGACCCAGTGGGTGAACAAAACTCCTGACCAAATTCTCTACGACATGAACCTCGTGGCGAACACGGTCGTCAGCGTCTCCCTTGGCGTTGAAAACCCGGACACCATGCTGCTTCCGTTGTCGCAATACAACTACGTTGCAAGCACGGCACGTTCCGATTTCAGCGACAAGACGATCCTGAACTACTTCCTTGAGAACAACCCGTACATCAAGCAAGTGGAATGGGTGAACGAACTGCTCGGTGCAGGCGTCAGCGGGTCCGGCTCACCGCCGTACTCTCGCATGTACGCCTATCGCCGCTCTCCCGAAGTTCTCACTCTCGAAATCCCCTCGGACTTCGAGCAGCTTGAGCTTCAGATTCGCAATTTGATCTACAAGATCAACTGCGTTGAGCGTTGCGCGGGCGTGTTGGTTTACTATCCTCTTGCTCTCGCATACGGGGATGGTATCTAAGTAGACGCCTTCAACGAGGCGACACACTGCGGGG